CTCCAGTCGGAGGAAGCGGGCTCAGCGTCGTCTCACGCTTCGGCGTGAGGCGGCGTACGACACCCCTCTCAACACGTGCTTTTTGGTTCTTCACACGTGTTATCCGTTAGGCAAAGCTAGCCGAATCGGTAGGGTTGAGTGAGAGATTGACCCCTCGAAAGCTACAGGCTTGTGCACCCTCATCGGTGTGCAAAAGGAGAGAGTTTGATAATGACGTCATTGACAGATGTACTAAAGATGCGCGACATCGTACGTTCTAAGGAGCCAATGGATGAGCTATGCAAGAACAGGCTCATCACACCTGAGGCGTGCGATTGGGTTAAGTCGGCGTTAGATCCGTTCCACGACATGCAACTTGAACACTTGCGTGGTTATCCGGACGTTGCCACCGAGCCCACCGTCGTTGTCAAGATTCGTCAGGCCATAACAATTGCTAAGCCACCCGGTTTGGCGACAGATGCGAATTGGGATTGCCATATCGTACTGTCACCAATCGACTTTTCACCAGTTGATAAGTCGGCCGTCACCACAGCCAAGGTATTTCCTTTTGGCAACCCAGGGCGCCCAACCAACGATGGCATCGCTGGGCTGATTGCCGGAATACCAATTGGTTGCGCACGCATGGATGGTCTTTTGATCAACAGCGTGCCATCCGCTGGTGCCAATGGGGCAAGCATGACCTACACCCCAGGGCATTGCCCTGAAACTGGTGCAGGTGGCTACCAACTACAACAGATCAACCTCGATGACTACCTCGATTTTGAAGACACCGATTTTGGCGTTTATCGCCTGGTGTACTCAGGGTTTGAGGTCGTCAACACCACCGCACAGATTCATAAGCAAGGTGCGGTTACGGTATATGAGTACGGCAACAGCTACGAGACTGCGGCGTCAATGCCACAGAAAGGGCCTAATAACGCTTACTGGGATCAACCCATCTCGCAGCCGACCACCTACTTTAGGTGCCCACCCAACACATTGGCTGAGGCCAAGATCATGCCAGGGGCTCATTCGTGGGCCGCTCAGGATGGTTGTTACAACACTGCAAAGTTTCAGTCAGACAACAAGTTCCAGGGCATGGCTCGACGGCCATGGGCCATATGCCAGAACAATCCCACCGCCCCGACCGACAGCGGATATAATAATGGAGAATTTGGGTCTTTTATTTCCGACGCGTCGCTGTATCTCCATGATACTAGCGTGAATACTTCCCCGGGATCTGGTCGTGTGGGGGGCTATGGTGGTCCTATGCATTTCTCCATGATGAACACCACAGGTGCTTACTTTACCGGCTTATCCGATCAAACGACTTTGTTCGTCACTTGGCGAGTCGGCATTGAGCGCTTGCCGGCGGCTAACAAGCCAGCGTTCCTTGCGCTTGCACAACCGTCCGCAACATTTGATCCAAATGCTTTGGTGCTTTACAACATGGTTGCTAATGTTCTCCCGCCGGGATGCCCACAAGGATACAACGATATGGGCAAATGGTTCCGGTGGATATCTGATGCTGTACAAAAGTCGATTCCGACTGTCTATCCAATAGTTCGAACAGCTTCGATGCTTGCTAACACCATGGGGCGGCCGATAATCGGTGCGGGACTTACGGGCCTCGCAGAAACAATGAAACCGATTGCTGAGAAACAGGCCGCTAACCGCTTGCAGCAAGCTGTTCGCAACAAGCAAGCACGTCAGAACCGCAAACCAGCCGTCCAGAATTGGGCCAAGCCGTCACAAAATGGCAGAGCCCCTGGCGGTACTAATGGTATGCGCTGAGTGTCCTCCTCGCCTAATAGCGATACAAGATAGTTGCCCACTGGTCCGGGCTAGGTCAAGATAAGAACCATATCACACATGGGACAAGGTAGTCCATCAACCATCTTAGGTTGACCGTTGCCGTTAAACGGCATTTAAAGTGGTTCAATTCCACCCCCCGGTAGGGGAAGCATGTGTGGCGTCCAAATAGGGCGCGCCTGTCAGCGGGCGAGACGAACATCAAATACACTGACA